CTCGATTGCACTTAGAGATGCATTAATTGTGGTGTTGTTTCTACTTCCCTTACCATAAGGGTAAGTAGACATCCACGTTGATTCTAATCTAATGTGAGTAATGAATTCACACTTCGACCCAGGTTGACAATCTGGATACTCCTAGTGGCAGTATGATATGTCTTTCATACTTGTTATTGGATGTCATTATACCTATTACTAGGTGACGAGTCGTCCTCCCATATACCACCTTATAGTTTTACTACAAGTGATCTTAGGGACCGCCACAGCTTAATAACTGAAGACCCCACAGGGGGCTTCGGTTCTGAGCGTGTAGCGACCTTAGGGTTACTTGGCATTTCATCAATGCAATCAAGTATCCCTTCCAACTCAGTCATGAATTGATTAAAATCATCTAATGACACATTTTCACGTTTCCGCCATTGCAGGAGCAAGGTTTCTGCCTCATTGTACTTATCCTCAAAGTCCTTCGAGATGGGCCGCAGAACGAGTTCTGTGTACACATCAAAAAGGGCACGGGTAGGAAAGGCGGTGGTTGGAAACCACCCACCCTTACTAGAATCCCGTTTGAATGCCTCACGACGTGAGGCGATCAATTTAAGGAGTTTGTCCTCAGCCCACTTACCGACAGCCCTATAAATTGTATTTAAGGAGTCATCGGTAGGAGGCCCTCCCTGGACCAACCAAGAATCCTGGACTAACCAGCGAAGCCAGTTAGTTCCAAGAACCCCGGAAGGTCTAGTAAGGAAGACAATTAAACCTTGGATCCGACTTCGTCGTGATAACCCACTTTGTAGTGAACCAAGAACCTTATATCCGAATCCCAGAGATCTAGCCACATCTTTCAGACGTGAGTCTTTGATACCTGGCAGGGCAGAGAGTAGACCTTCCATTACTGGTAGGTTTCTCAAGGCAGCACCAAATCCTTTCAAGGATATCGGTGTTACCTCCTTCCCCCGGATAAAAGTCTTCTTGGCGAACTCAAAGCTACCGTTTTCAGAAATAAGGGACTTCGTCTCTTGAATCTGAACACCGAGCTCCACTACCATTATTTGGTAGTATTGCTTAGCAACGGCAGGGTCGCCAATGACGATGTCATCACCTAACACTGCATAGAGGCGGAACCAATCTACTGTACCCATAACACGATAAGCTGCTAGTTGGACTACAAAATGATGTAGAAGTGCTAACATGGCCCACGAAGAATAGGCTCCCATTGGTTGTCCAGCCGCGTACCGAAGTTCAGTACAGCCTGTCAGGCCGTACTTAGCTCCAGTACGTGGATGGAAACCATATGTGCGATTCACTAACAGTGACGCCCATAAGGAGGCTATCTTCTGTCCTAAAATCGCCCCTAATAATGCCTGTTGAAGGGCCAGAGGAAGACGGTCGGTCGCGGATGAAAGATCATACGAAAAGTATGTCTTGAGCTCTAGAGAATTAAGATTCTCCAAGGGCTTCCGCTGATCGAACGTACCATCCTGGGGGATCCTCTCTAAAATCGAGAAGATCCACTTATGTAGGGGGTAGAACATGGATTGCGTTAGCACATCCACTAATGCCACGACCCGGACTTTCCCGGCGGGCTCCTCAAGGAATGCAAGTTTCCCCAATTGATTCACTGGTTTATCTCCCTGAGGGAGATGAGCATAAGCCGTACCCCAAGCGGTAAGTTTACCGAATGGGTTGGTATAAGCCGTAGCGAATAAACGCTTAATCGGCTTATTATCAAAGGTCTTAGTCCACTCAATTAAGTGTGGAAGGAGGCCAGACCCCATCCAAATGCTCACAGTGAACCAAACGGTTCCCACAGAAGAACCTCTTTTCTTCTCCCAGGCTTTGTTAATTCTGTCTCGAATTGGAACCTCAGTGGGACGGAGTCCCCTCCAAAGTCCAAGCAAGAAGCCTACACCATCAGGATTAGATTCTAAGAATTTCATCCTGGTCTGTATCTTCTCCGACGACTTGTCTAAATAGACGGGGTCCATAAAGGCAGTTTGTACGAAACCAGAAGAAACGGGGCCAGATGTCGTGATCGGTAGTAACCTATCGATCCGCAATGTGGGTGACTGGCTTGACTCATCAAAATACCCCAATCTTTCCTGCAGGGTTCCCCCTGTCGGATTGAGCTTGGCCAGCTTGGCTAGCATCCTCCAAAAGATTGGAATAAAGGTTACATGGACATCATAGAAATGCTGTCGATAAAGGCAAAGGCCTGTGATAGAAGCTAGTTTTACCTTACCAGGAAATTCGATTACTCGATAAATCCCGAATAAAGTAAGATATAGCCTTATTACATTGGCATCACCCTTTCTAATGGCAGCTCTATGAGCCTTGTTGATGATCCTAGGGAGTCCACCAAGTGTCCGTGCAACGCGAGGACCAATCGACGATAGGTCTTTTATGCGTTGCCCACCAGCAGCTTGTTGAGTAATTATGGAGCATACTTTCGTATACTTAACTAAACCTTTACCACCTTGCGCTTTATATAAACGCAAGAATGTCTTAGCGATAGTTAATACAGAAGTCGACCACATAGGAGTATATGAACCAACTGCGAGGGGTATAACTCGTAAGAGCATACGCCCAAGCACGCGAGAGCTTTTTACAGCTCTCTGCCAATCAAAATCTTTACCTGGAGTTATTAAGCCCCAGGCAAAGTGACTTTGTCGATTACGTTGTAATCTCAGCATGTCAGGTTATCTATTATTTTATTAAGATGATAGAAACACCATTTTGACCTTCAGTTTCCTATATACCGAAATGGTACACAGGGCTGCAGGCAGCCCGGAAGGGCTCGGAGTTGGTACTCCTTAAGGTTAACTTCCATATATTAGGGAAGGGGGCCCCCCACCATTTCTGGTGGTTTTTACATCCCCGCAATCTGCGGTGGATAACCCCCTTCTTGGTCCTGGTATACAGAAAGGTTCCCTCCCATAGGACGGGATCCGTTATAAGATGGTAATCCTTAGTAGTACTAGATTGTACTCACTAAGGCACTCACTTGGTGGCTTATCAAGCCTTATCCCTTTACCTCCGTAAGGAGATAAGAATGCGTAGATCTTACGCATTAAAGGACTGTCATACAGACACCTTTTGGGCATCCAAGACCAAGCTTGTTCTGGGTTCCGGGCCTCTTTACAAGGACACCGAAACAGATGGACACACAGGAGTCCAT